ATCCCATGTGGTAGCTGATGATGGAGCAGCACCACCAACTAGACCTAATTCAATGAATCTATCTTCAACCTGAATTGTTTGAGTGTTGAGGATAGTGGTGTTACCAGAAATTGTTAAGTTTCCACCGACTGTTAGGTTTCCGTTAACAGTAGTTGTTGAAGTACCAGCAGAGCCACCAATAGTAATGTTGGTTGTTGATCCAGAAACACCGTTAGTACCAATGTTAATTGTTTTGGTTGTTGCGTTAGCAGTGGCACCAGTAGCAATGTTATATGTCGAAGCACCAGTTGATGCCGTAAACATGTCTACAGTTTGTGCTGCTGTTGCTGTGTTTCCTACCGTAAGTGTAGTAGCAGCACCAGCAAAGTTTACCGTAGTTGCAGTAGTGTTAAGCAAATCAAATGATGCACCACCAGCTACTAATGATGTAGTAATAGTTGGGCTAGTACCAAATACATTAGCACCAGTTCCAGTTTCGTCAGTAAGCATAGCAGCTAAGTTTGCCGACGAAGGAGTGGCAAGGAATGTAGCAGCACCAGTTCCGAGACCGGAAACACCAGTTGAGATAGGAAGACCAGTACAATTACTTAGGGTTCCTGATTGTGGTGTTCCTAAGATTGGTGTTACTAAAGTTGGGGTATTAGCAAATACTAATGCTCCAGTTCCAGTTTCATCAGTTACAGCAGATGCTAGGTTAGCAGATGAAGGTGTCGCTAAGAATGTTGCTACGCCAGTTCCAAGACCAGAGATACCCGTTGAAACAGGTAGACCAGTACAATTACTTAAGGTTCCTGATTGTGGTGTTCCTAAAATAGGAGTAGTGAGAGATGGTGAAGTGCTGAGCACTACACTACCAGAACCAGTACTTGTAGTAACACCAGTACCACCGTTTGCTACTGCTAATGTTCCAGCAAGAGTAATAGCACCAGTTGTTGCTGAGTTAGGAGTTAGACCAGTTGTGCCTCCCGAGAATGTTGTTACGCCAGTACCAGTAACTGCGCTGTTAAACGAGCTATACCATTGTGTAGTTGATGAAGCATTAAACTCTAGTAAGCCGTTAACTGGAAGTGAAATACTAGTGTTTACTGCTAAAGCATCAATAGTAGCGCCAGTAGCAGGATAAACGTTTACCGCATTAGCACCTTTGTTAACAATAAGAAGCCTTCTACCAGTTGTTGCTGTTGGTAGAGTGACACCAGATGGAGCAGCGGCTGCTGTGGTGATTACGTTGATGTCAGTGGTGAGAGCACCCTGACCTTGAGCGTTTGTTCCTGCAGTGACGTTGTTAGTTGTGCTGAATGTTTCTCCAGCAAGTGATGGAGTTGTGAGTGAAGGTGACGTACCAAATACAAGTGCTCCAGAACCAGTTTCATCAGTTACAGCAGAAATCAAGTTTGCTGAAGATGGGGTTGCGAGGAACGTAGCAACTCCAGTTCCTAAACCGGAGATACCAGTTCCAACAGGGAGACCAGTACAATTACTTAGGGTTCCTGATTGTGGTGTTCCTAAGATTGGTGTTACTAAAGTTGGGGTATTAGCAAATACTAATGCTCCAGTTCCAGTTTCATCAGTAAGTAGAGAAGCTAAGTTTGCTGATGAAGGTGTTGCCAAGAAGGTAGCTGCGCCAGTTCCTAATCCAGAAACACCAGTGGAGATAGGAAGACCAGTACAATTACTTAAGGTTCCTGATTGCGGTGTTCCTAAAATAGGAGTAACTAAAGTTGGGGTATTAGCAAATACAAGTGCGCCAGTTCCAGTTTCATCAGTTACAGCAGAAGCTAAGTTTGCTGAAGAAGGGGTTGCAAGGAACGTAGCAACGCCAGTTCCTAAACCAGTTACTACTGAAATACCAACTTGTGACCATGAAGTGTCGCCACTTGTGTTACTGGTCATGAAGTATCCGCTTGCTCCAGCAGGAACAGCAGCGGGAAGGGTGAAGCTATAACTTGCTGTTACTGTAGCAGGTGCTTTCACGGTTAAGGTATTCTGTGATGCTTGAGCATCTTTGAGAAGTACCTGACCAGCACTCGTGCTAGCTACAGATTTAACAAGAATTTCTGATGCGGCGGCATAGGTGCTCGCACTAGCAACAGCAGAACCAGCTCCCGAGCCAGTACCGCCTGCATCTCCAAGATACAGAATTTTTCCAGATGTATTATAAACTGGTTCTGCTGCGTTAAAAATACTTCCAGGAACTGTAGTTCCTCTCTTAAATTGTAAAATAGGTGCTGCCATGATGGTAATGTCTACGAGTTAGTGGGAACAATAATGTACAGCATCATTTAAGCAAAAAATCAATCAAAAAGAATATTGTCTTGTCCTTGCAATTATTTATAACTAACGTAATTCAATCATTTACAAAAACCATAAATATTTATAAAGTACCCGTCTATAATGGCAAAGCCAACCAACAAAGAAGAATTTAAAGATTATTGTCTAAGAAGGCTTGGTGCCCCCATTTTAGAAATTAATGTGGACCAAGATCAATTAGATGATATTGTTGATGACGCTATACAATATTATCAGGAATACCATTATGATGGTATTGAAAAAATGTATTTAAAACATGAGTTTACTGCGGAGGATGTAACTAGATTCAGTGAGACAGATGAACTTAGTTCTACGGATGACCCAGATGCAGCTGATTGGACAAATAGAAAAAATTTCATTGAAGTTCCAGATCACGTAATTGGTATTGAAAAAGTATTTGGAGTTACTTCAAACCTTTCTTCCAACGAAATGTGGGGATTGAGCAACCAGTATTTCCTATTAGATATTTTTTCATTCTCTTCTGGTTATACTTTTGGTAACTTTGACATGTCATACTATTATATGATTAAGCAATATTTTGAAACTCTTGACATGGTTGTCAACGTTGGTGGGTTAGTTCAGTATCGTTTTAACAAACGCCAAGATAGATTGTATCTTGATATTGATATATCAAGAGTTAAAGAGAATAGATATCTAGTAATTGAATGTCAACGTGCTTTAGATCCGCAACAGTGGTCTCAAATTTACAACGATAGTTTTTTAAAAAGATATACTACAGCTCTTATTAAAAGACAGTGGGGTCAGAACATGATCAAATACAATAACATTCAACTTCCAGGTGGCGTTACATTAAATGGACGACAGTTGTGGGAAGATGGAAATAACGAAGTTAAAGAATTAGAAGCCAAGATGCTTTCAGATTATTCAACAATGCCAATGGACATAATAGGTTAATATGGCAACTAGTCACTATTTTCCCATCAATTATGGTGGGTACAGCGGAGAACAAAATTTAATTCAAGATTTGGTAGACGAACAAATTAAATTGTTTGGTACTGATGTTTATTATTTGCCAAGAAAAATTACAGAAGATAATCAATTAAATGATATTGTTTATTCTGAATTTAATCAAAAAATAGTAATAGAAATGTTACTTCAAAACATAGAAGGGTTTGGTTCTCCATCAGAATTTATCAGTAAATTTGGATTAACAATTACCGACGAAATAAAATTTATTGTTTCTAAAAGACGTTGGCAAGAAGAATCTAAAAGTATTCTTACTATAATAGAAGAAGATAGACCAGTTGAAGGAGATTTGATTTATTTTCCATTAACTAAAAATTTGTATGAGATAAAATTTGTAGAAGTAGAAAAAGTATTTTACCAACTTGGTGACTTATATTTTTATAGTATTACCGCAGAAATTTATGAAATTGGTAATGAATCTATTGATACCGGCATAGATGATATAGATTTAATAGATGATTTAACAGATCCTGCTGTAGAATATACAATGGTTTCTGGAGGAACTGGTCTCTATATTATTGGAGAAACTGTTGAAGGAGCTACTTCAGATTTTACGGCAAAAGTAAAATCTTGGTATCCATCTACTAGAAAATTAACTTTACTCGATAGAACTGGAAATCTTATAGATGGAGAATTTGTTGTTGGTTCTGAGAGTAATGCCTCCTGGAGGATAGATTCGTTTGATTCTATTGATGATGTTAATAGTGAGTATGATGATAATAAATACATTGAACAAGAAGGAAATCAACTATTAGATTTTTCTGAAGTAAATCCTTTTGGTGAATATGGTAATATTACGGATAATTTCTGATGTTAGGAACGCATTTTTACAACGAAGCAATTAGAAAAACAGTTGTTGGATTTGGAACTCTATTCAATAATATTGAAATTAAAAAAACAGATCCAAGTACATCAGATGTTATAGAAGTACAAAAGGTTCCGTTGGCTTATGGACCTAAAAATAAATATCTGACTAGATTAGAACAAAATCCTAATCCTGGTCCAGGAGCACCCTACGGAAATATCAGGCTTCCTAGATTATATTTTGAAATGGGAGGAATTAATTACGATGCTGGTAGAAAGACAAGTCCTGTTCAAAAATATAAAAATATAATTAACGATCAAGGAAATGAAGTAAAGGTTCAATATGTTCCTATTCCATACAACATGGATTTTGAATTAGGTATCTTGGCAAAATCTCAAGATGACAGCCTTCAAATTCTTGAACAAATTTTACCATACTTTCAACCAAATTTTAACATCACAATTAATTTTATTCCTGATATGAATGAAAAACGTGACGTTGCAGTTGTCCTGAATAGCATTAACTATGAGGATGATTGGGAAGATGATTTTATGAAGCGCAGAAGTATTGTGTGGACGTTAAGTTTTACTGCTAAATCATACATCTACGGTCCCTTTAATCAAGCAGACATTATTCGTAAGGCTATTATTTACGAAACAGTTGGTGATCTCAATCAGAATAAGCGTAATGCCAAATTTACTTACACACCAAAAGCTCTCGAAGACAACAATAATGACGGAGTTATTAATGCAGTAGATGATGCTTTAGTAACGGCAGATGACGATTTTGGATTTAATGGAGAAATTGATCTGTTATGAACGAATTTGAAAAAAATATGGAACAAATATTTGACATTGAAATTACATCAGAACAAACTGAGGTTATTCAAGGGAAGCCAAGCCCACCCACAAAAAAAGAAGATCCAGAAAAAGATTACGAATACACACGAGGCCAGCTATATGACCTCATAGAGAAGGGCCAGGAGGCCGTGCAAGGCGCCTTAGAGGTTGCTCAGGAGTCAGGGCATCCCCGAGCGTTTGAAGTCGCTGTGAACGCTATGAAGCAGGTCTCAGACATGACTGATAAATTAATTGATCTTCAAAAGAAAATGAAAGATCTTGATGCCCCAGTTAAAGGCAAGGGACCTACAACAGTCAACAACACAATGTTTGTTGGTAGCACCGCTGACCTTCAAAAAATGATTAAAGAAATGGGAAAAATTGGCGAGGACTAAATATTAAATAAAAGGAAAAAACAATGAGAATTAAAATTATTGGTGAAGCGGAAACGCTTACTACAACTCCAAGTGATATTGGCAAAGCAACTGATGTATATTTGTACAACACTCATTCCGAATTAACTGGTGAAGCATCTACAAGAACTATTTCTTTGTATGAATCAAATGGCACTACGGTAGTTGGTAGTTTTGCTTTAACTGTTGGAATTCCTCTTATTATTAATAAAGATGCTGATCAAAAAATCAAAGTAGATGGCGAGAACAACGTCACTGCTACTAAAGTTGCGTATCTAGGATAATGGCACAATTTAACAAAAATACACAGGCATTTCTCAACCAAGAGAAAACACTATTTGAAGTTTCAATGCTTGCCGCCAAAGATGGCACGGTTGTTAGCACAGCAGATCCACTGCCAGTTACTCTTGGTTCAGAAAACATCACGATTACTGGTGATGTGAATGTTGGCACTAGTGTATCGGTTACTAGCACACCAGAAGACCCCGTACACAATCATATCACAGAAGTTGGAACAAGTGGTCTTTTAGCTGTTCCATATATTCCAGTTGGTATTATGAAGAATGGTGTTCCTGTAAGTGACACCGTTGCTCTACCGACCAGAGTTCTAAACGACGAAGGGTTGATTGCTTATTCTCGTGGTGGTGCTGTTACTGAAACTGATGTAGCATCTGCTTTTCTTATTGATAAAACTGGGGCAACAACTGGATTAGGAACTTCACCAGAAACAATGTCTACTGTGTGGAGTGCTACTGGATTGTATCCTTGGCAAACTTACACTGGTAGTGGCAATAAACTTTATATCAAAACATTAGTCAACGACCCAAAAATTCAAGGTAAGTCAATAACTATTGAAGGATTGAATAGTAGTTATAATATAATCAGTGAAACAGTTACTTTTGATGCTACTGATACTACCACACCAGTTTCCACTTTGGCAAATTTCTATCGTGTCAATAGAATATATTTGAGTGGAAATAACACTAATAGTTTACCACACGACAAAGATGTTTATGTTACCTACGGTAGTTCTGGTGGAACAGTAATAGCAAAATTAACAGCACCTTGGGGAAGAGGTCAGAATTGTTTTTATACTGTGCCTGCTGGATACGAAGCATTTTTGCTAAATCTAAATGGTAACTCTGGTAAGGATGACGAAATCACAAGTTCATTTTGGGTAAGAACTTTCAATGGAAGTTGGGAATTGAAACTTGCTTATAAATTTATTAGTGGATTATACGACCACAATATGAGAACACCATTACGCATCCCAGAAAAATCGGATGTAGAAATCCGAGCATTTGCTTTGGTGGAAGCCAGTAATGTCGGCACATCATTTCAATTATTAGTTATTCCAAAGAGGGTAGTATAAAATGGCACAGTTTAATGTACAATCCCAAGATTATATTGATGGTAGGTCATTACTACACGATGTAATAATGCTCTCCAATAAGGATGGAAACATTGTTGACAGCACCCACCGTCTTCCTGTTGATGCTAATGTAACTATTGTTTCTAATGAAGCAGCAGGTTCAAAATTTTCAATCAACAACCATGCGGCAGCAGTTCACGCTGGTTGGGTTATGGATGATGTGATGAGACCGATGCTTAGCATTCGTGTTAATCCATCAGGAACCACAACATCTTCTTTGATGGCAATTGAAGATTATGTATTGGGAAATAATAATGCTACTTCCAGCACCATTATCTACGAATGGTATGAGGGTGATTTATCAATCACTGGTGCTACTATTCCTCCTTGGAGCACAGTTGGAACCAGAACTCAATATAGAGTTTATCAAGACAAAGCTGGTAGCAATGCTGGTAATGTTTTTACTGTGCCAACTGGAACTTATATGAGACACAGTGGTATTATTATTGGTAAATCCGAAGGTGGTGATGGAAATATTGTTACACAAAGAGGTGGTGCTACTCCAAACATGCTTACCCTGTGCGCCAAAAGAGTAGATAGTCAAACAGAATTGGATATTTGGTTTGCTATAAACATCAAGGAGCTATCATGAAAAAAAGAGTGCCAACAGAAAAAGAGATTGCTAGGCAACATGGCGTTTCTGTTAAATATGTTATACGACAGGCAGAGATTGGTTCTACTGTTGAGCGTGAACACGTAACTGACCACAAAGCAGCTTACGACATTGCCCTACAGCATATTGCCGAGTTCCCCGATTACTACAAGCACCTACTACCAATGGAAAAAAAACTTAAGTCCGAATGGAA